ACTATGAAAAATTACACAGTATGTTACAAAACATGCCTGTGTCGAGATGGAAGACATCAAGCAGCAGTAAAAATTTTACAGAGTATTACGATTGTAGAGCTACTCTAGCGTCCCCGTTTGTTGAAAAAGAAAACACAGCTATCATAAAATTAATCAAACATCTTATTAAAGAATACTTCGATCAAGATAACACTACTCTTGAAAAAGAAAGTTCAATTTTAGATTTTGGATTTTATAAGAATATCAAAAAAGATGTTCCTAAATTTTTACAACATTTCCCTCACAAGGAAACATCATTTAATTGTTTAATATACATAGACAAAATTTGTTCAGGTGGTACAGCGTTGTTCGATATCGATGATCATATCACTAATCAAGAACATGTACATGTGTTGTGTGATATCTCAATGTATCCGATAGAATTAATTAGAGCCAAACCAAATCGTCTAGTTATATTTCCGGGTAACAGGTATCATGGAGCATTTATAGAAGATCACAATCTATATGTCGACCATTGGAGAATTGTACAACTAATGTTTTTTAACAATAACAAAATTGATAATGTTTGATAACTTCAAATTTATGCCAGATTCAAATAAAATCCTAGTAGGAACAATGCCTAATGAAATTTTTTTAGAGATATCTGAATTTGTCAAGCATTGTAGAAAAGTCAAAGATCATCCCTTAGGCAGTCTTCGAAATCATTTAAATGGCGGAGAAAATAGTTATCAAATATCAATTCCAAAACCGTTGATAGAAGAATCTTTTTTATTTCCGTATCTAATTAAATTAGGTGAACATTTTTTGAGACTACAAGGCATAGAAATCGGTGAGGAAAAAAGAAAGGTGAGATTGAGATCAACTCATAATCATTTTGATGGGTACGATTGCTGGATCAATTTTACAAATAAAAATGACAATAATCCCTTTCATACACATCTAGGTAGTTTATCTGGAGTAATTTATTATTCCAATCAAGATAACTGTCCTACTATCTTTGAGGGCGATGTTAAATATTTCGGTAAAGAGCAAGAAATTGTAATCTTTCCTTCTACGTTAAAACATTGTGTTGAAACACATGTCAGCGACAATGAACGAATTACTTTGAGTTTTAATTTAGATTATACAGGATGAACGCGGGGTTAGTTTAATGGCAAAACAGCAGATTTCCAATCTTCGGTCGAGAGTTCGATTCTCTCACTCCGCTCCAAGGACACTATGCAGGTAGTAGATCAAACACAGCTTGTTCGCAAATTCAACTTCAGAAGTGTTATCACTGAGCAAGATGATGCTGTGGCCTGCAACATTATCAAGGGCATTATTGCTGACGGCAATTACTTTACCAACAGTCCCAAGTTTCAAACCAAAGAAAATATCTTTGCCAGGCCGGAACCTGTGTGGCTGAAATATCGTATGAGCTTTATGTTCAGCCTTTTTATGTATCTAGGTCGTGAAGTCAAAGTATCAGAGATGATGGCCTGGAGTTTTATGACCAATCTCCAGGGTGCCGAAGATCGTGAAAAACTATGGCACAATCATTGGCATCCAAAAAATCCCAATAGTAAAATGTTCAGCGGCATATACTACCTGCATATTCCCGATGATGTCAAAGATCGAGATTACTGTGGCACGGAGATAGCACCAAATGGTGCAGAGCAGGATGGTAAGTATTTCATCACCCCCACGCCAGGTCATTGGATCATATATCCCAGTGAAACGTGGCATCGTCCGGGTATCGTACAAAGCAATCAATATCGATTTATATTGGCAGCAGACATAGAAGTGAATGTCTAATGTTTTGATAATCGGTGACAGCTGGGGAGTTCCAAATTACCCATCATCGTACCACGGAGATTTCGAACGTGTTCACATAGGTGATCCTCCCGAAATACACATTGAATTTTTACTTCGAAATCTCGGACACACAGTAGTCAATTGTTCAATTAATGCCAAGGGGAATTTAACCAGTATCTTAAAAGGCATTGAGCATGTTCGATCAAATCCAGTGGATTGGATCGTTTGGTTCCATACTGAAATGCTACGTGATTCTTATCTAAATGGGCTAAACAAAACCTATTATAAAATCAGTGAGTTACAAGAATCGATTTCGGAAATAGTATATAAAAAATTTCAAGAACTAAAACAAATCAGCGGTGCTAGATCTATTGTGATCGGCGGTCAGGCTCCGGTATTAGATAGTTTTTATAAGTACACCTCGGCAGACCATGTCAAGCAAGATTGGCGCGGAGAGATTTTAAATCGCGAATTTCCAATAGTGCATTCAATATGCTCTCTTGATCTTTTAGACAGTCCCTATTGTACAGATACCATAGAAGACAAATTGAGGCTGCTAGATCAGCATAAAATTATTTTAGATGCAATGTCCGAATCCTCTGACTTTCCGGATCGATGTCACCCCGGTCAGCGGCCCCATGCAGAATTGTGTGTATGGTTAGAAAAAATTATTGGCTCCTATAGTTAAATGGCATAACGCATCCTTGGTAAGGATGTATTTCAAGTTCGATTCTTGGTTGGAGCACCACTTGACAACATTCAAATAAGACTGTATAATTAAGTAATACGCAAGGAGCTCTTATGGATATTCAAGTTATGGCAAGGAAAAGTATCAGCAAAGTGCTGGTTGAAAATTGTCTACAGTTGTTTCGAAATGAATTGAAATTGCAGAACAGTCGGTATTCACTGATAGTTGTTCCTGAAAGAGGAATGAGTGTTAAAGACGGTATCCGAGGTAGTGTATTTAAATTAGGGCCAACTGTTATAGGCATGAGCATAGACACTGCCCTTGACACAGAAAGATTGATCATTGCTCTAGCACATGAAATGGTGCATGTCAAGCAGTATGCTCGAGGTCAAATCACTCATGGAAAGAATCTCAACAGCAAGTTTTGGATGGGCAAGAAATTCCGAGGTCATTATTATGATCTGCCTTGGGAAGTAGAAGCCTTTAGCAAAGAACGAGTGTTAGCCAACAAGATTTTTAAAATCATAGACAAGGCAGACGCTCAATTAAAATCAAAGAAAAATGTCAAAAAGTGATCTTATAGAATTAACTGGTGAAGTTGAAGAAGTGTTACCTGGCAACATGTTCAGGGTCAAGGTAGATAACCTACCTAACATTCTTACCTGCTATACCAGTGGTAAATTAAAACAGCACAAGATAAAAATTATCTTAGGCGATAGAGTTAAAATTGAAGTAAGCCCATATGACCTAACTAAAGGTCGTGTGACATATAGGTTATAAGGAAAATATCATGCCACAGATTCAAAACGTATCATTGAGTGCTGTAGCCAACGGCCATCATTTTGATGCAGGTGAGAACTCTATGCTGATACAGATAGTTAATGCACCAGAAGATCTTCCTGTTCCAAAATATAAATTCAAAGAAACACATCAATTTTGTTTTCTTGATGTTGAGAAAGATCATCAAAGCGATGACCCCACTGAAAAGTGCAGTCCCGAGCAGGCCGCAGAGCTTGTTCGGTTGTTGCAACACGCATTAGAAAATCGCATGCAGGTAGTGGTACATTGCCATGCAGGTATTTGTCGCAGCGGGGCAGTTTGTGAAGTTGGCGTTATGCTGGGGTTTGATGACACCGAAGTTTTCCGTAGACCTAATTTGCTGGTCAAACATCTCATGATGAAAACATTGGGCTGGACCTATGATGAAAATGAAGACCGCACTGACAACAGAGTAACCTAACGATTATAAGGAAAATATCATGCCATGGATTCAAAACATAGGTTTAGGCGATATCAAAAAAGGATTTCACATTGATCCTGGCACAAATGCCATGTTGATTCAAATTGTTGATCCAGATATGGAGTTTCCTATACCTAAGTATTCTTTCAAAGAAATCCATCAATTCCAATTCTTAGACATTGAAGAAAAAGACTTTGCCCTAGAAGAAGCCATGCGGTGTAGTCAAGAGCAGGCCAACGAGCTTGTTAGACTGTTGCAACACGCACTAGAGCAGAGAATGAATGTTATAGTTCATTGTCACGCTGGCGTTTGCCGCAGCGGTGCTGTTTGCGAACTTGGTGTTATGCTAGGGTTCGGAGACACTGAAGTATTTCGTAGTCCTAA